CCGGTGCCCCAGTGAGGTGGTTGGGCGGTACCCAGGAGACCTCTATCAGCTCTCCGACCATGGTGGTGCCCTTCTTCCACCGGCCGAGGATCGTGAACCCGTCACTGTCGATCCGGGTGAGAGCTGCAAGCTCAGCCAGCTGTTGGTTCCTGGCTTCTCTCATCGCCAGGACTGTCTTCTGTGTCTTCCCCATCCTCGAACTCCAGGTCGAAGTCGTCATCCACGAGGATCATGTCGTCGGTGACCCACTCATCGCTCACGAGACATCCCCCACAAGCTCGTTCATCATGCTTTCGATTGGTTCGTGCTTGAAGCTGCTCTCTCGGTAGTGGCGTGCCGTCCACGACTCGGCCACCAACTCGGCGGGATTCTTGCTGGCATACGACGACACAGCCATGTCGGGCCAGGTCTTCTTGGACTGCCCAACCATGTTGACGTGACTCACCAGATCAGCAGCAGGCTTGTCGTTGTAGAACCCAGGCCCCGACTCGATATGGACCCCAGCGTTCCTCGCCAGTGACGGACTGAACAACGAGGAGTTGAACCTCTGCTTGAACTGGGGACTCATGAGCAGCCCCTTGCCGTTCATGCGTTCAATCTCTTTCCCCAGCCCGTTGCGCTTCATCTCGTACACAGCGTGAGCCGCATGGCCGAACTCGTGAATACCAACGGCTCGACCATCACTGCCACCGATCGTCCGACTGCTCCTCATGCCACCCATCTGCCGGAGCTTGCTGGGGTTGAAGAGCAGCATGATGCCAGCAGTGGTACGGGGATCACCAGCACCAGCACCAACGGGGCGCTTCTGCCGGACAGTCAACCGGCCCGGAGGCATCCCGGCCTTCTCGGTGAAGTTGATGAACCGAATCTGAGCAGCCACCTTGGGGTACTGCTTGGCCATCTCCACCAGGCCGTCCACGGTCCTGCGGACGTTGGCCGACTCCATGTTGGCCTTCTTCGTGCCGGTCATCGTGATCTCGGCATTCGGAAAGTGCCTCTGAAGCTCGGCCTCCACCTGCTGCTTGGTGTACCCGGTCTTCGACCTGTCACCGCCCTCAAACGTCGAGATCATCGACTCTTCAGGTCGGTCGAGAGGGTGATCGAGTTCCCCACCACCACCAGAACCACCTCGACCGAAGGTGAATCGACCGTGCCGGTCGTGGTTCTGGTTGTACTTCTCCAGGATGCGGGGGATGTCACCAGACACCTGGATGTCGTCGTCCTCGATGATCGGGATGCTCCAGCCCTCACCGACATCCTCAGGCCTGACGACCTCACCGGTGTCCAAGACGACTCGACGCCGGGCACTACTCATAGCGCAGCATCCGCTTCGATGTCATCCAGCACCTTGTCCATCTCGGGGAAGGTCCGTCGTCGTTCGACATGCCTCATTGCCCAACCATCAGCCACAGTCTCGGCCGGGTTCTTGGCAGCGTACCCACTGATCTCAGTCGCCACATCCCGACTGGTCTCAGGTCGTCCAATGGTACGAACCTGACTAGCTGCACCACCGTAGCCACCGTAAGGATCACTCCCACGGTTGTCCACTTCGACACCGTTACGGCGGTAGACACTGGGGTGGGTGATGAGCAGCTGGTAGTACGGCACGGCCTGAGGACCATGGGGTTCGATCACCCCGGCATGCCTCTTGCCGGAATACACGTCCCTCATCTCCTGATTGGCTTCCGGGTTGTGACGCAGCTCGTAGCGCATATGAGCAACGTGACCGAACTCATGCACAGCCGTGGCCTTCTGCCGTTCGTACCGGGTGGGCTGCCGAGACGAGACACCGTTGCCGGTGATGAACCGGTTACTCGCCCGCATCATGTTGGTCTCCAAGTGAATCGCTGCACCCGACTTGAAGACCGTCGTGCCGTTCGACAGCCGGACTGGCTTGGCCTCCACAGTCACCAAGCCTGACCACAGCTGCGGCTCGTCAGTGAACCTGACCCACCTGACCATGGAGGCAACCTTGGGGTACTTCTCACCCATTCGGATCAGGCCGTCAACAGCACCGTCGAGGTCGTCCAGCCCCTTGTCGTCCTCCACCATGATCGTGGCATTCTTGTAGACCTTCTTGAGCCGATCGATCTGGGCGTCGTCCCGAGCGATAGCCGCTGCTTCATCAGCAGCAGCCTGACTAGCCGTAGTAGTGATCGGCCTCTCGGAGTAGAAGTCCTGAAGGCCACCACCAGCACCAGGACCACCCTGACCGAACGTGAACCTGCCGTGGCGATCATGATTCTGGTTGTACTTCCGGAGGACCGGAGGAGACGACCAGTCGTCAAGCTCCACGGTGAGCAGGGCCTTCATGACCGACTGCACCATGAGACCAGTCCGACACCGGCAGTTGGGGTGGACCGGTGGCATTGCCAGTGGCCCCTGAGCGGAACTGAACCACTCATCGAACTTGACGACCTGGTGATTCATCGGCCCACACGTCGGACAGGTCCGTTCGTCCGTAGCCGTCAGCCAGATGCGCTGGAGCCGGTTGCGGTCAACGATGCCCTTCTCGACGGCCTGTGCCCATGCCTCGTGCTCAGCTGCATTGATGGCAGCCTGCACCTCGGTACGGGCAATCATCCGGGCACGGGCCTTCAGGAGCCGTTCTGCGTACTCCTTGGAGCGAGCGTTGGCCTGGGCGACACTGACACCATCGGTCTTGGCCAGGCCCTCCTTCATGTTGGAGACGGCCTTCTGGTACCGGGGGTTGAGGCCCATGACCTTCCGAGCCTCAATGGCAGCCGTCCGGTTGCTCCTCTGGTTCATGAAGGAGTCGGTGACCGAGTTCCGCAGTGCCTTCTGGGTCTCCTGGTTGATGTAGTTGACCCGGTTAGCCGATGACCTGTCGAGGTAGTCCTGCACCCGTGGGTTGTTGATGTCCCACACCGGATCTACCCCAGTGACAGTGCTCAGGCGGCCTGCTGCTGCCCTGCCGTACCGGTTGAACACCCCCTGCTTGATGTCCTTGAACATCTCCTGCATGCCCTGGAGGGCATTGTCCGAAGGAGGGGTGGCGTGGGTGATCCAGCTCTCGACCGCATCGACCGTGTGAGCTGACCGGTACTGCTCCATCGACCGGATGAAGGCTTGCTCTGCCTGGGCCTCGGCCACCGACCGAACGTCGTGCCGGGGGACCGGCATCACACCACGTCCGGGCTATCAGCTCCCTTGCGGGTGGATGCGAAGGGTCGTGCAACCTTGGGACGGGTCGGTCCAGGCTGACCCTTGCCGTTGGTGAGCTTGTTCCTAGCTGCCCCAGTGGTCTGACCGTTGGGCTTGGCAGTGGGTTGACCCGGCTTGGGAGGCTGGCCGCCACCGGGGCCTCCACCCATGCCCATCTGCTGGGCCATCTGCATCTGCTCTTCCTTCTGCTGCTCCTGAAGCTCTTCCCCGGTCGGGAGACCCTCGGACCTCTTGGGCATCCCGGCAATGTCCCTGACCCAGCTCTCCAGCTTCTCGTCGGGGAACAGCGGGACACCGATAGCAGCCATGACGTTGAGGAACTGAGCCATCTCCGTCAGGTTGGGGGTCTCGATGTCACCCGGCTTGATCTGGGGGAGATCCTCGACATCCTCACCGTTCAGCTTGAACAGGTCGGGAATGGCCTTGCGGTTGATGACCGATGCAATGTTCTCCAACCATGTACCGACAGCAACGGCAAACAGGTCGGTCTTGTCGGAGCTGAGTGCAAAGCTCCCGACGTTCTCGTGGCCCAGGAGGATGAAGTCGGCGAGGCACGACATGGCAATCCTCTGGTCCCACCTCCCGATGATCTGGTTGGTGTCGAACTGACGAGAACCGCCTGTGCTGAGCAGCTGGAGCCGGTACAGCTCGTTGCCATGCTCGTCATAGGCCAGGGGGAAAATCACTCCCTCCTCCTCGTCCCTTCGGATCTTCACCACGAGGTCTTTGATCGCCTCGTAGACAGTCGCCTCATCGCTGCCGGGTTCGGCAGTGAGCAGCTCCGGGGGAACGTGGGCCACCGGCAGACCGGCCAAGTCACGTTCGATGCCGATGCCCTCGATCTCCTCGAACCGCTTCTTGAAGAACCATGCCCGGTAGGCATTCCGGAGCATCGACCGACCCTCGGGGTTGTCCTTCCGGCTCTCTGTCCGGAAGAGCATGCCCTTGTCGATCGG